CTATTCAAACCATTCGAGTACACCTAATGGCTCGAAACAGATCGTATATTTTCCTACTGTTACGGATGAGCCGTACTTTTCTTGAAAATGAAGGAGAGTAGAGTCAAGGAAATCCTCAGTGACCCCGATATAGTTAGCAAGCTCATATCGATTGCGGATACCGTGCTTATGGGCATCAACAATTATATCTAACGAAATCAGTCTGTTATAGCCCCAATTGCGTGCGCGCTTCTCCTGCTTGCGATTGCACAGTACACTTTGATTGGTTATATCCCCAGAGGAGGTATAGTAATGACCAAGCTCCTCCGCGAGAATGCAAGCTTTCTCAATATTCGTAGAAATATGCTTATTGATCCAGATTACTTTGTCCGAATAAAATCCTTTATTTCTTGATGTCATCGGCATTTCATAAGTATCTACCTTTTGTTGTGCTGCCTCTTTAAGCAATTGCTCATAGCTCATGGCGTCACTCCTATTGTTTGCGCTTTGATTTTACAAATTGCTTAAATCTCTCAATCTCCTCAAGCTCTTCTTCCGTCCAATCTTCACCTTCATGATGAGCTGCTATCGTATAGGGCTCATGCATGTGCTCTGCGATTGTGGTAGGCATGTGATGACTATTTGTATGCTCAGAAGATAGATCTCCCTCAAAATACCCTGCTTTTTCCATTAACTGTTCGTATGTGCAAGTTTGCAAATATTTCGCTAGCATTTTTAACGTGCCAGGCATCGGTTTTTGGATACCGGCTTCGATTCTTGAAAGTGTTGTCTGTGAAATACCAGAGGAATCTGACAACTGTTTTTGTGTCTTAAATCCAGAATCTTTCCGTAGATGCTTTAAAATATCGCCAAAATGATCGTGTTTCATCGACACTTCATTCACCTCATTTCGCTGTTCGAACACATAATTCAATTATATACGAGTAATTGCGTGTACGCAATTATTTTTGAGAGATAGTATTGCGCTCGCGCATAATTGGTTGTATATTCTAAATATGCGCCAACGAATAATTTTATTATGCGTATGCGAATTTTATGTAAGAGCGAATAGGGGGCAGCTACTATGGGGACAGGTGAGGATCTAAAGCTTCATGCACGCAGAACATCGAGAAAAGTAGAGGAAAGATTAGAGTCGGCCAGATTATATAAAAAGTTTGGATGTATTCGCCGTGAAGCTAGAGTGACAGCGGTATACAGTGATACGCCGCGCAGCAATACGAATGTGAAAAGTGACCAAACGGCGATGCTCGCTACGTATAACGTGGACAGAGAAGAGCGGTTGCAGCACGAATACGATCAAGTGATCAAGGCAGTTAGTCAGTTAACAGATATGCATCGTAGAATCATCGAAATGAGATATCTTGGCGATGATGGTGTGACCGATATCCATGTATATGTAGACATGCATATGTCGGAGCGTTCCTATTATTATGCGAAGTCGAAGGCAATGAAGCAGCTCGCTTATGCGTTGAGACTGGAAGTTTTTACAGAAGAAGCAGCTTGTTGATGGAGTCTTTTTGATGGTATCGATTGCAGAAACTTTGCAGATAGCTTGCAGAATTGTTGCAGGTGAATTGGCAGCACACGCTATAGGATAGTAGTGTGGACGGTTTATCGAGAGGTTAATGATCCTAGTGCAGGAGGGGGGCATGAGTATGGCATTGACGGCCAAACAACAACGATTTGCAGATGAGTACCTGATTGACCTCAATGCCACGCAGGCTGCAATCAGGGCGGGTTATAGTGCGAATACGGCTGAGCAACAAGCGTGCAGATTGATGAAGCATGCAAAAGTGCGTGCGTACATAGACGACAAAATGGCCGAGCATTCAAGACGAATTGGTGTGAATCAGGAGCGAATTATTCGCGAGCTGGCTCGTATTGCATTTGTAAATGCACCGAACGTTATTAATCTAGAGGATGCGACACTGCAACCTGATGTATCAGCAGATGACACGGCAGCCATTGCGAGTGTGAAGGTGAAGACGATTCCGACACCAGAAGGCAATGCGGTAGAGCGGGTGATTCGATTTGCTGACAAAATTAAGGCGTTGGAGCTGCTGGGGAAACGATTCGGCATGTGGGTGGACAAGCACCAAGTGGATGTCCAAGGTGCAGTGCATATTGTAGACGATATCCCGTTTTCAGATGAGTCTCCTTACACTTTGCATGATGCAACTCATGAGGCTGATGAAACAGATGAAACTTGCCATCACGCTATGCATGACCTTGAAATGCCGAGGAATCCATGATGGCTCATGTCACGATGTCCAGCCTGATTGCTCCTCATTTTTACAGTGTACACCACGATATCAAACAAGAAATTCATACGCATTATTGGTTAAAAGGTGGGCGTGGATCAACGAAGTCCTCCTTCGTGAGCATTGAGACGATTAAAGGGATGATGGAAGACCCGCTAGCTAATGCGATGGCTATTCGTAAAGTGAAGCAAACGCTGCGCGAATCGGTGTTTGAACAGTTTGTGTGGGCGATAGAGCGACTTCAAGTGTCCCATTTATGGGATATACCCAAATCCAAGCTTGAGCTGACGTATTTACCAACAGGGCAGAAAATATGGTTTCGCGGAGCGGATTACGTTACGAAGTTGAAGTCTACGAAGCTCGCAAAAGGATATTTTAAATATGTTTGGTATGAAGAGGTTGATGAATTTGCAGGGATGGAAGAAATTCGCTCGATTAACCAGTCGCTGCTGCGCGGGGGGGCGAAGTTTGTAGTTTTTTACAGCTTTAATCCACCACAAACTACGAGACATTGGCTTAATGCAGAGTTAACTGAAACACGTCAAGATCGACTTATTCATCACAGCACCTATATGTCTGTACCCGATCATTGGCTGGGGAAGCAATTTGTAGTTGAAGCGGAACACTTAAAGACAACGAAACCGGACCGATACGAACATGAATATATGGGAGCGGTCACTGGAAGTGGTGGAGAAGTGTTTAGAAACATTACGTTTCGAACGATTACAGCTGATGAAATTGGTAGGTTTGATCGCGTGAAGCGTGGACTTGACTTTGGATATGCAAATGATCCTTCGCATTATACGGTTTGTCACTATGATAAGACGCGTAGACGGCTTTATATTTTCTATGAAGTTCATCAAACCCAAATGTCTAACAAACAGCTGGTGGACCATATCCGAGAAGAGAACAAGCTCAATCAATCGGTGACGGCGGACTCAGCTGAGCCGCGTACGATCAATGAATTGAAAGGGTATGGACTTCGGATTACGAGGGCGGTAAAAGGTCCAGACAGCGTGGCATATGGGATTAAATTTTTACAAGATTTAGAGGAAATCGTAATCGATCCTATTCGATGTCCGAATACGAAGCGGGAATTTTATCAATATGAGCTAAAGCCTGATGGCAGTGGTGGATATAAGGCAGGTTATCCTGATAAGGACAACCATAGCATTGATGCGGTGAGATACGCGCTAGAGGATGAGATGAATCGATCGAGTATTACCATTTTAAGGTGAGGTGAACCTAGTGTTGTTAGATAATCAGTTATATGAAATGGAGCAGATTATTGCGGGCAATGCCCCGATGACGCTTGAGCAAATTGTAGAAGAAGAGATTAAAAGCTTCCGAGCTTCCGAACAATACAAAATGATGGCCGAGGCGGAGCAATATTATCGGAATCGGTCAGATGTCCAGCGAAAATATAACGACGTTCGCAATCGATCGAATGTGCGCATGGAGCACCCTATTCTAAGGAAGCTCGTTGATCAGAAGGCGAATTATTTATTATCCAAACCGTTTACGGTAGACAGTAAAAATAGACAATATAGCGGGGCGTTAAATGAGTTATTCGACAATGAGCTGCGCCGCAAAATGAAGTCATTAGGTAAAGGAGCTGTGAAGAGCGGAATCGCTTTTATAGCTCCTTATTTTGATGGAGGAAAGCTCAAGTTTATGAGGTTGCCATCTACGGAAGTGATCCCGCTTTGGTCAGATGCAGAACGAACGAAAATGGGGGCTTATATTCGCTTCTATGAGCAGATGGTATATGATGGATCGAGGAAAAAGACGGTACTGCGAGCGGAGTATTGGGATGTTAACGGTGTAAAGCGGTTTAAAAATAACGGCAACGGTGGTACGAATCTTGTAGCTGATTATGACTCAGGAGTGTGTGAAGAGGCTCATTTTCATATCGATGGGCAGCCTTACAATTTCGATGCGGTGCCAATTGCTTGGGTGAAATATAACGAAGAGGAACTGCCGCTGCAATATTTTATTAAAGACTTGATTAATGATTACAACTGGCAGTCGTCTGTAACGGCGGATGTGCTGCGAGATGTCGCGAAATTTATTTATGTTATTAAAAATTATGGCGGTACAGACCTGAGTGAGTTCGTAAAAGATCTGAATCAGCATCTTGCGATTAAAGTGGATGGAGATGGAGGTGTAGATAAGCTGCAAGCGGATATTAATGTCGATGCGGTGATGGCGTTCTTGGACAAAAATCGTCGTGACATGTTTGATTTCGCAAGCGCAGTGGATACGAAAGACCCTAATCTCGGTAGTGCGAGTGGTACGGCGATTAATTTTAGATATATGGATTTGGATATCGATTGTGCAGCGTTAGCAGCTGAACTACAAGACACCTTCGTGCAGATGAAGGTGTTTTTTGATGTTTATTTTCAAGTCGCTGGCAAGGGGGACTTTACGAAAGAGAAGTTTAACGTCCTATTTAATGCGGATTTGCCCGTCAATGAGACGGATATCATTACGAACATTCGCAATTCGGAAGGCATCATCTCGAAGCGGACACGGCTTGCCAACCATCCTTGGGTACGCGATGTGGGTGAAGAAATGGAACAGCTCAAACAGGAGCAGCAGGAAGCGGTTGAGCAGTTTGGTTCAGGCTTGTTTGATGATGCAATGGGAGCCACGCAGAGCGGTGGTGCCATAGAAGATGAACGATGAGAAACACTTGGCGCAGGATGATGAGCATGTAGATGTAGATGCAGGTATAGGTGGGAGTAGTGATCAAGTAGAGCAGAAAGGCAAACAGGTAGGCAGGAGTGAGGCGGAACGGCTGGAGCGGGCGATACAGCTTGAAGCAGAGAGTGCTGCAACAGGAGCGAAATTAAAGGCCGAGTTGAAGCAGCTGTATGATCGTACCGCACGTCATCTTCGTCGCATGGTGAACGATTTTTATGGTCGCTATGCGGTTCGCGGGAGCAGTAAAGGCGCTGAGAGAATTAACGGATTTAATGAAATGGCAGGGGCAAGGCAGGTTCTGCCGTATGATCAAGCTGTAAAGCAACTGAAGACTGCTGAGATAAAAGAATGGAAGGACAGTATTGCTTTGCAGGCGGACCGCATTGACAAAGAATCAGATCCTAGTGTGCGTGAGCGCCTTCAGGCAAAGCTGAAAGGGATCACATGCGGTACGAGTCCTCCGAACTCGCGGTTTGACGTATTGTCTGGGCACATGCGTATGGCACTTGACAAGCTGGATGTAGCGGGCGCTCAGCAGATGGGAAGGGCATTTGAATCATTGCTGTTGGACGTGTACGCTAAGAAAATATTCGATACGAAGCAGCGTAATGAAGAGCAGTTCGGTGATAAAGAGATGCGTGATGACCGTCTCGATGCGGAGGAGATAGCGAAAGTGCTATCGAATCCGTGGAACGGGACTACCTTCCCAGAGCGCTTGACATTTAACATGAACAAGCTGCATTATCATTTGCGAGAGACGATGGTGCAAGGGCTTATCCAGGGGAAGAGTAGCTCGGCTGTTGTGAAAGATTTGGCCGCTCGCATGGGCGCTTCATTTAAGCAGGTGGAACGTATCATTGATACGGAGTCTGCTTATTTTCATAGTGAAGCGACTCTCCTTGCGTATCGAGCGAGTGGTGTGAAGCATTATAAGTATGTGTCGAAGATGGACAAGCGTACAAGTGCTGAATGTCGTGAGCTGGATGGACAACTATTTGAAGTGTCTGATGCGAAAATAGGGGTTAACTTCCCTCCGCTTCACGAAGGATGCCGGTCGATTACGGTTGAAATTGAGAATGACATGTATGAATCGCGTATGAGTGGGCTTTCTCTGTCGAGGGAAGTGACGTATGAGCCGAAGGACCGGATTGAGGGGACGGGAAATGTTTCCGAAGGAGACCCATATGTAGGCGGGAGTGGTGGTATAGATGCTACTCCATCTACAATAAAATATTTAGAAGACATGATTAAAACTGAGGAGTTCGAGCATGGTGTTGTATTTGATAGAAATGGTAATGTGTTAAGTAATTTAATTACAGATAACCACCCTACGAAAATTAATTTTTCGTCTTATAAGGATCAAATTAAAGATGCTATTGTAACACATAACCATCCAACAAATGGGATGTTTAGTTGGCAAGACTTTGAAACTGCGATTGCATTTGATGCATCGGAAATCCGTGCGGCACTTCCAAGTGGTGTTACCTTCAGTATGAAGAGAGGACCAAACGGCTGGAATGTCCCGTATTATGATGTAAGGGATATTTTTGAAAACGTTCAAAGCTCATTTAGGAATAATCCTGAAATAATGCGAATTTACAGAGAAGAAGGGTATGCTAGGGTAAATGATATGTTAATGGAAGTTATATCCGTTCAAATTGGAGGGATTTACAATGTCTATAAATAATGATGAAGTTGGCTTAAAAAGAGATTTATACGAGGAATCAAAGCCTGGGATGATTGATACTTCATCGGTAAGCCCTAATTGGTTTACTTTTATCGATCATGAGTGGGACGAATTACAAAAAAATTTCTTTGAAAAGCCTCTTGATGGATTGTTAATTGATCTAGTTTCAATATTTAGAAAAGGAAATCCCAACTATATCAATTTAGGTAGTCTATTTGGAATGGAAAAAAAGAGAGTCGATGAAAAAAATAAGATTATCTACAATGTTAATCAGGTTAATAGAAAGGCAAACGACATTGCTAAAGTAACAATGTTTCTCGATCCTAATAGTCACAAAATTATTGAGATTTATTTGTATATGCGCATATCACCTCTTATAAATGAACTTAAATATAGATTAGAGGGGAGATATTCTGATTTACTTGTTAATATTGGTAGTGAACTAGTTATTAATGATAAGGACTTTAAATTAACACTTAAAAAGTGATCTAGTAATGATTATGTAATCCATTATTTTTTATATTCTTTTAAATATCAAATATACCAATGTGAGCTAGCCTCCAGTGCTGTGGTTTCTGTTTAGCCGTCGCCTTTTGCTTAAAATACAATTATACAAGTAGAAAATATTATAAAATATACCATTAAATTTCTGATTAACCCATCATATAATCAATTACAGAATGGCATTTGAAAACCTTGAGATAGAGGATACTATAAACGATGAAACCAAAGATACAACTTGCAGATTTGATAGGTATGATACTTTAAAGCCGAGGAAAAATATGATCAAGAAAAACTAGTTCCAGTAGGGTTAATTGATAGTAATTTTTAGTCCTATTTGTTTCGGAAAGTGGAAAGGTTTACTGTATTACAGGCAAATTAGGCGACAATGCAACAGAAGCATGGGAAAGATTATTTAATGGGTCCGGTATTAAACCGTGAGGATCTTTCTAATCATAGAGGAATAAGGATTATACTTCTATATAACAAACATCAAATGATTTGGCTCTGAAGAATTATCGTAGTGTGGAACGAATTACATAAATGGCAGTCACTGTGGCTGAACGTTAAGGCACCTTCTTACTATTGAAGGTGTCTTTTTGCTGTCCATTTATAAGCTGGGGAATCAGACAGGTGGTGATAGTATTGGAGGACAATGATGGGCAATGGCTGGAACGTGCGTTAACTCGGGAGAAAGAAAGTTTAGAAGTTGGCTCTGAGGTAATTCGGGAACTGTTCAAGCAATATGACCAAGCGGGACAAGAGATTCGGATTAGTGTAAATGATTTTTTGGTACGTTATGAGCATGAACAAGGGTCAGCGAACGATAAAGCGGCCAAATCACTGAATATGGCAGAGATGAAAGAATGGAAGGATAGTGTAGATGATTGGGCGAAGCGCATCAATGAGGAGAAGGATGCTGCTGCTAAACAATTGCTGCAATCTAGACTGAAGATGGTGAAGTGTATTGCCTCTCCGAGTACTCGGCTTGAACTTTTATCTGGACAAATGGGGATCGTGCTGGATGATTTGAGCGCTAAAAATGTTCGTCAGATGTGGAATGTATTTGAAGCGTTGTATTCGGAAGCGTACTATAAGAAAATATTCGATATTGAGCAGCGATATGGCTCGTTACGAGAGTTTAAGAAGCTCGATTCGGAGATGAACGATGTATTATCTTATCCGTGGAATGGTGTTAACTTTGTGGATCGGATGGCAGAAAATATTAAGATGTTGTATTTTCAAATGCAAAAAAAGGTCACACAAGGATTGCGTCATGGTAAAGGCAGTAAGGAGCTATCAAAAGAACTGTCCGATCAGTTGGGAGCATCGTTTAAAAATATAGAGATTCTTGTACGTGGAGAAAGTGCGTATTTTCATAATGAAGCGATTCGGTCGGCATACGAAGCGGCTGGTGTAAAGCAATATGAATATGTGGCAAAATTAGATAGACGTACAAGTGATACTTGTCTAAGTTTGGATGGGCAGAAGTTTAACGTAGCGGATGCGCAAAGACGTATAAACTATCCACCGATGCACCCGCGTTGCCGTTCGACTACAATAGAAGTTGCTGATGGCATGGATGAGTCGCGTTTGGGCGATGAACCTCTACCCAAGGACATGACATATGAGCAGTGGTATATGGAGCGGGTTGAGGGGATGAGTAATAAACTACCTGAATTCAATCCTTTAAGCAATCCTAAAATAGAAAAGGAAATTGAGTCCAATCCAAGTGCAGTTTATGGATATTCTCCTAAAAAGGGGTCCCCATTAGATAAGTTTGGAGTAGACTGGACTAATCATGAACAAGTTGCTGCTGCAAGAGCTAAAAGACAAGAATATCTTCAAAATATGGAGAAAAAGAAAATAAAGCTTGAGAATGAGGTTGCTGAACTTAAGGGCAAAGGAATGTTAATTGAGGATATTGCAAGAATGATGGTTGAAAAGCGTAACACCGACAGAATGCAATCTTATATTGATAATAATGACTTTGAAGCCCTCGAAGCCATGAAAGAACGGAATATTCAACAATATGGAAGAGCAGAGGGGCCTACCCCAGATAAACTGTTCGAAAAGTATGGTTCATGGGAGGAACTTATTTATAGCAGTATAAGGACAAGCCCGGCGATGGATGTACTAACAGGGTTATACAAACAATAGGATATAGGGGAGTGGAGTTAATGTTAGTAGAGAAACAGCAAGAAAACATGAAATGGTTTGTAAGTGGGGACTTAAAGTTACGACAAAAGGATCTAGAAGATGAGAGAACAATTATATGGGTTTCTCTTGATACATTCAACATCTGTCTTACCATGCTTATGTATGATTTTGTTGATTGGTGTAAGGATATGGATATAGATGTAGAGGTTGATATGAGTTGGAATAGCCATAGAGGATTTATTGTTGGGAGCAAGGAAAAGTCAGTGATCCGATCAGAGATCAAAAGCTTCATTAACTTAAATCAATTAAAATCTAGTGAAAATGATGATAGATTTTCAGACAGGGAGTGGTATTCATAAATAGAACTGAAATAAGAGATCTTGATTATTAATATATTAACTTCCACCCTTGCAGACATTTTGCAGATTACATGCAGAATCGGTGCAGGTCATTGGGTTCATTAGGCATTAATATAGTAATATAGAAAATTAAGAAATACGTTCAATGAGCTGCATATCACAACTTAACACCTGATGATTAAACCATCGTTCTCTTAACAAGAGACGGTGGTTTTTTTATACCCATTTCAGGCAGCCAGTCCTAGACATACTGGTGGCGGCAATGAGCGTGGAAGTCGCTATATAAACAGCCGGGAAGGAGCAAGAAGATGATTGTTGAGTCAATCAAAATGCTATTGGGTGAAGAGCTAGCTTTGCAAGTGGAAACTGCACTGCAAGGCAAAGGGAAGGAGGGGAAAGACGTTGACCTGGTCGTGGGCAACGATGGCAGTTACGTGCCAGCAGAAAAATTTGATGCCGTAACGAAAGGCAAGGCGAGTGCAGAAGCAGCCTTAAAGGCAGCCGCAGATGCACTAAAAGCGATAGGCGGCAGCGGTGATCCTTCCAAGATTGCTACCGATGTTATTGTGGCGCAGGGCAAGTTGGATGAGCTTGCTCGTAATTACCAAGCAGAGCTTGCTTCGATCCAGCGTGCTGCTGCTATTCGCATGGCGCTTGCAGGCAAGGTGCATGACACGGAAGACCTAATCAATCTCATTGACATGGAGAAGATTGAGCTGGATGAAGCGGGCAATGTGAAACAGGATTTGGAAGAACTTATTGCTCCAATCCGAGTGGCGAAGCCTTATTTGTTTATCAATCAGAATCCACTGAATGGTCAACAAGTCTCTGTGCAGATGCAAGATGGTACTGCTCCAGTTATCCACGCGGAACAAGCGGGACAACTACAGTCCAATCCCGCAATGCTCAATCAGGATCAGCTTCTAAACCTCACCTTGCCAGCCATTCATGGGGCAAGACCAGCCGATCCAGGCATAGCGCCTAACTCACAAGCTGCTAATCTAACGGCAGTGCGTGCGGCAATGGGCTTGCCTACGCTGTAGGTAACCAACAGCGTTCTATGGTAATTGCTTCAACGATTCTATTTTTAACAACCACTTTTGAAGGGATGAATGTACATGTCAATTAATACACTCCAATACGCGACGCTGTTTCAAGCTTCGCTGGATGAGCAGATGGTCGCTTTGGCGACGTCTGGATGGATGGAAGAAAATGCAGCACAAGTGAAATACGCAGGCGGCAACGAGGTGAAAATTCCGAAGATCGCGATGGACGGTCTTGGTGATTATGACCGTGATCGTGGTTACGTACAAGGCTCCGTATCCCTAACTTATGGTACATATGCGTTGACGCAGGACCGTGGTCGCACGTTCCAGTTGGATGCGATGGATGTAGATGAGTCCAACTTTGCTGCGACTGCTGCTAATGTGATGGGCGAGTTCCAGCGCACATTAGTGGTGCCTGAGATTGATGCGTATCGCTACAGCAAAATTTACGCGATGGCTAACGCCAAAGGCAAAGTAAATACAACGGCATATACACCAGCGGCGGCAACGATTTATGACAAGCTGCTTGATGATATTACTGCAATTGAAGATATCATTGGTGAAAATGAGCAAATGGTCATCACGATGTCGACACATGCGGCGAAGCAGCTTGATCTTGCTGATAAAGTGGAGAAAAACTTGGAGGTTGCTGAGTTTACGCAGGGCAATATTTCCCGAAAAGTAAAAGTACTCGACAACAACCCAATTATTCGTGTTCCTTCCGCTCGTATGAAGACGGCTTATGTGTTCCACGACGGTTCGACAACAGGGCAAACGAATGGTGGCTTTGTGCCAGCAACAGGCGCTAAACCGATTAACTGGATCATTACAGTGCGCCGCAGCCCGATCGCGGTGTCCAAGACAGAGAAAGTACGTATTTTTGAGCCGAATACGAATCAGAAGGCAGACGCTTGGAAATTGGATTATCGCAAATACCATGACTTGTGGATTCCAGATAACAAGATCGACGGTGTGTGGGTAAATATCGGATCGTAAGGTAGGAGTGTGATCCTTATGACTTCAACAATCTCAATAACGATGCTAACGAAGTTAAAGCAGGTGCTTGGGATTACGGGCGCTGAACAAGATTCCCTCTTGCAATTGGTGCTGGAGACGGTATGCGATGAGGTGCTTAATTATTGCAACCTGGACCAGATGCCCATCATGCTCGAAAATGTTGCAGTTCGCATGGCGGCGGATATGTGGCGCTCCGAAAAGTACGGCAGCGAACAACTTCCGCCAGCAGCGAAGTCTGTAAGCCGCGGGGATGTATCTACTAGCTTCGATACGAAGTCGGTTGGAGATATTCGTGGTGTAAAGGACATCGTTGACAATTACAAAGTGCAATTGCAGGCGTTTCGAAAGCTGAGGTGGTAGCTATGTTGGAACGTATTGCTATGGCTGCAACGGGGCTGCATTTCCGTAAGTTCGGTAATGCAGCAGCTGAACGAACTGCGCTTGAATTGACGTACGAGGATATTTGCAGTGTCAGTCGGATGGCTGCTGTAGAAGATGTAGACGGTATCGTCCGCACAACATGGACGGACGTCTATTCAAACCTCGCATGCGCATTTTCCGCTGGCAGTGACAGAAGCAATCAAACAGCAGCAGAGCACAGAATTGAATACGAAGCGAAGATGTATGTAGCGCCAACTGCTTCTATTCAAGCGGGAGATCGTGTGACGGTCCAACGATTTGGACAAGCTCAGTTGTCCAGCATCCACGAAGTGGTAGGTGTACCTAAGCGATATGCAACGCACAACGAGGTGCGCTTAAAGGTGGAAGAGTTGGCATGATAGGGAAATGGATACAATGGCTTGAAGTAAAGGTGGTGTATGGACGATGGGCTCAAACGTTAAGCAGCTTATTAAATATCGTCAAAAGCTGCTCAACTTGCAGCGCGAAGCGCCAAAGGTTACGCAGAAGCTGCTTATCGAAGAAGGGGAACATGCAGCGCGCCAAGCGAAAGTAATCGCAAGCAGTGGCAACCCTGACGCTGTGGATACGGGACGCTATCGCAATCATTTTCATACGGGTAATCATACTCGTGCTCATGCTAACAATAAAGAATATGATGGCAGCAAGCCGAGGACAAGCGGTATGACCTATCAAATTGACGTATACAACAATGTACCGTATGCACGCGTCATTGAATATGGTCGACGTACGAAGTCAGGTTCCTTTGTGAAAGGACGCTATATCCTTCGTCGTGCAATGAAGCAGGCGGAGGCTTCTAGGCAGTCGAGATTGCAGCGCAAATTCAGCAGCCGATTGAAACAGGTTCTTGAAAGGGGATGATGTGACGAGTGACCGTTAACGATCTGATCAAAGCAATCGCGAAACGCCTAAAGTCCGTTTACCCCAACCGACTCATCTATGTAGATGAAATTCCGAAACAAGCGGATGGCCATCATTTCATTCGCTGCGTGGAGCAGCAGCATGAAACGAAGCTGGGACGAAGGCGTATGCGGACGTACAGCTTTGAGGTGCTGCATTTTAAGTCTGCAAAAGACAATATGGCCTTTCACGACTGGGCAGAGAAGTTATACTTTGAGTTCGAGCAACTAAATGTAAATGGACAAGTTGTTCACGTGAGTAAAGCGCAAGCAGAACCTGGGGATGACATGGTATTTCATTTTACATTCGACGTCATCGTAAGCGGGTTGAAAGATCCCGTAGCGGCAGATGCGATGGGCAAGTTGCAAATGATAGGGGGGATTTCACCTTGACAGAAGCGATAAAGAAGAGCAAGCGAGAAGGTTCTGATACATTATCAGAACCTTCTTTCTATAAGTGGCAGCTTAAGGAACACAACTCTAGTGACTTCAATCCAGATGTACTGGAAGCGCTGCTAGAAGACGAGAAGTTGTACACATTAGCAGAGGTAAACAAGATGATTCAAACATTTATGATGGGAGAGGTGTGTTAGTATGCCAATCGGAGGCGGAACATTTACGTTTCAAAATAAAGTACTGCCAGGCGCTTATATTAACTTTGTGTCTGCAGGCGGCGGTGTAACCGCGGGGGCTCGCGGTGTGGCTTCATTGCCTTTACAACTAAATTGGGGTGCAGAGGACAAGCTTATTAAGATGGATGCGGCTGATTTTAATAAACAGTCGTTAACTGTATTTGGTTTTGATGCTACTGCGCCAGAGATGCTGCTTATTCGTGAATGCTTTAAACGTGCGAAAACATTGCTCGTTTATCGTGTAAACAGTGGCGGCGCTAAGGCAACGAAGACGACAGGTGGTCTTACGGCAACAGCTAAATATAGCGGTACGCGCGGCAATGACATTCGAGTGGCAGTACTGACGAATCCTGCAGGTGGCTTTGATGTTATTACTTACTTAGGTATGCAAGAGGTAGACAAACAAACCGTAACTTCCGTTGCTGCCTTGTCAGCGAATGACTTTGTTACATTCGGTACGACAGGAGCACTTGTAGCGGCTGCTGCGGCTCCATTAGCAGGCGGGACAAATGGGACAGCGAACGGAACAACGTACAGCAGTTATTTGACTGCACTCGAAGTTGAGAGCTTTAACGTACTAGGTTATCCAGGTACAGAGACGAGTGTGAAGTCGTTGTTTGTAGCGTTCACGAAGCGTCTTCGTGAAGATGAAGGCAAAAAAGTGGTATGCGTACTGCACAACCAGCCTGCTGATCACGAGGGTATCATTAACGTCAAGAACGGTGTTGTGCTCGAAGATACGACAGTCATTTCGGGTGAACAAGCGGTTGCGTGGGTAGCGGGTGCTACAGCGGCAGCGGAAATTAATCAAAGCTTAACAAACACCGTATATGACGGTGCTGTAGACGTAGATGTCAAATATACGAAGAGTCAGTATGAAGCAGCGATTAAGGCGGGAGAGTTTGTGTTTTACGGCGAAGGCAGCAGAGCTCGCGTACTTTCCGATATTAATAGCTTGGTAACATTTGGCGGTGGCAAGTCCCCGGATTGGACGAGCAATCGTGTGATGCGTGTGATGGATGGCTGGGCGAACGATGTTGCCCGTATTTTCGGTGCGTCTTATATCGGACTTGTTACGAATAATGATACGGGACGCCAATTGTTTAAGGCTGATCTTGTTTCCTTAGCGCTGCAGTATCAGGCAGTCGGTGCGATTAGCAATTTTGATAGTGAGGACATTACGATTGAGCAAGGCATTGGCAAGCGTGATGTAGCCGTGCATAGCGTGCTGCAGCCTAACGATAGTATGGAGAAGCTCTACATGACGGTTCAAGTTGTGTAGGAGAGGGGGATATATAAATGGCGAAACTACATTCACAAGATACGATTAATGGCAAAGAGGGCAAAGCATACGCCAAAATTAATGGAAACAACGAGGAGTTGTTTTTTGCAAAGACAATCGAAGCTACGATTGAGAAAAGCAAATCGGAAATTAAGTCGATTGGCAAACGTATGACAGGTCATAAGACGACGGGTATGAGCGGTACTGGCAGTATGACCATTTACTATATGACGCCGCTGTTCCGTTCTTTGTTGAAGCAGTATAAAGATACAGGCCGAGACGTTTACTTTAACATGATGATCGAAAATGAAGATCCAGCTAGTGCAGCAGGCAAACAAGTGGTGAATTTGTTTGGGGTTAACCTCGACTCTACTATTTTGACGAAGCTGGATGGCGACTCTGACGATCCACTCGATGAAGAAGCAGATTTCACATTTGAAGACTTTGACATTGCGACGCCGTTTAACAAAATTTAAGGAGGACTTTCTAAATGGGTAAACTGCAAGATTTCTTAATGAACAATGATGTGTTGGCGGAGGTACAGACGGAAGTGAGCATCAAGCCGTTTCCGTTCCCGTTTGTGATTAAAAGTATCACTGAGGCTGAAAATAAAGAGATTCGTAAAAGTTGTCAAAAAGTCACTTTCAACAAGAGAACGCATCAGAAAGATGTTGAAACGGATGCGGATTTGTATGCAAACCGCCTTTTGATCTCTTGCTGCGTGGAGCCGAACTTTAAAGATGCGGCACTACAGAAGAAGTTCGGTGTGCTTGGAGCAGAAGCGCTAATTGATAAACTGTTTAATCCGGGTCAATATGCAGAGCTTGTACAGCGTGTACAGCAGCTGAACGGATTCGAGACAGATATTAATGAGTTGGTAGAAGAAGCAAAAAACTAATTCGGCAGGGTAACGGTGAAGCGAACTATGCGCACTATGCCCTGCATCGATTAAAAATTAGCCCGGATGAGCTCATGGATAAGCCTGTGCACGTCCGGGCTTTTATTTATGCAAGCATTGACTTACAGCTCGAAAATGAAAAGAAGCAAGCTGAAAAAGCAAAACGAAAGCGTTAGGAGGTGAGTGAATGTCGACAATAGCGACGACGCTTGCGATGCGCGATAATTTTTCTAATACGTTGAATCGTGCGGCACAAGGGACGCAGCGCGTGATTAGATCGATGCAGACGTTACAGGCACAAAGTGCAAGGACATCTCCTGGACGAATGTTCACAGGTACAAGTAGTTCGATCAGTCGGGCAAGTCAACGGATGGAAGTGCTGAATCGGAAGCAACAAGAATTAGCTAATCATGCGAAGAAAGTAAAGAACGAGTGGAGCGGCGTTGGCGGAGTAATTGCAGGAGTAGGCTCAAAGATGCAAGCGGTGGATGCGTATGCCAACAACAATACCCGTTTAAGTACGGTCAACGAAGGTAATCAGCGTCCAGAGCTGCCAAATGCTTTTGATGCTGCCGAGCGATCACGAGGTAATTACAGCCAGACGTTCACAGCTACAAGCAGTGCGATTAGCGGTACTAGTCAACGCTTGGATATGCTGAATCGAAAGCAAGTAGTAGCGGCCAAAAACGCTGAACAAGTAAAAACTGCGTGGGGCGGTATTAAAACTGTCATGGCTCAGGCGATAGCAAGCTTAGCAGCGGGAACAGGTGCAGCAATGCAGGCGGTAGATACGCATACGAAAAATAATGCTCGATTAAAATCAATCAACGACGGTAAGCAGTCTGACGTGGACTTGCAAAAGATGGTTCATGGATCAGCCCAACGGTCAGGAGCCGGTTATACCGATATGGTTGGAACGGTCTCGAAGCTCGGATTGACGGCTGGAGATTCGTTTAACAGTAATAAAGAAATGGTCGCCTTTTCAGAACTGATGCAGAAATCATTTGCTTCGAGTGGAGCCTCGGCTGCGGAACAACAATCAGGGGTGAATCAGCTGACTCAAGCTATGGCATCTGGCAAGCTGCAAGAGGATGGGTTCGGCTCCATTATGGAAAATGCGCCTGTGTTGGCGCAAGCGATCGCAGACTTTACGGGTAAATCAATCGGTGAGCTGAAAAAAATGTCTGCCGAAGGGGCGCTAACTGCTGATATTATTAAGGGTTCGTTATTCGCAGCTTCGGATAATATTGAAGCGAAGTTTAAGGCGATGCCGCGTACGTTTGCATCGACATGGACCCAAATCCAAAACTTTGCCACGATGGCGTTTGCTGGAGTAATGGAAAGCATTAATGCTTTTTTGAATAGTGATATTGGGGCTGGGCTGGTTACTGGCATCATGGTGGCTATCGCGATTATTGCCAGTGGTGTGGAAGGATTGATAAGCATAATCTCGACAGTAGCTTCGTTTGTTCAATCCAATTGGTCGATTATTGGTCCGATTTTAACCGTACTCGCAACCACTGCCATCATGTATCTAATTTCGTTAATATGGGCGTGGGGAGTAACGGCTATCTCGATGTTATGGGCATGGGGAAGCGCGGCTGTTGTGAATGGACTTAGAGCGTTTGCGGCTTTTATGTTAGCAAACTGGCCTATTCTGCTCATCGGTGCTGCCATTGGCGTGCTAATCGTTATTTTGAACAATATGGGTGTTACCTTTGATCAAGTCCTTGGGTTTATCGGAGGTGCGTTGTTTGGGTTATATGCCTTTATCTATAACATTGTCGTCGGGATATGGAACTATTGGGCGTCGTTTGTAGAGTTTTTTGCGAATGTATTTAATCATCCCGTGTATAGTGTTAAGCGACTTTTTGTGAATTTGGCGAATAGTGTCCTTGATACCGTGAAACGGATTGCTGAAGCGATTGATGCTGTATTTGGTTCTAATTTATCTGGTAGTGTAACAGGTCTGCAGAAGCAGATGGACGACTGGCTGGGTGAAATGCCGGAAGGCTACAAGGTGACGCAAAGATTGGAAACGAAGTCCATTACTGAATTTAGTACTAAAGGATATCAGGCAGGTTCTGACATGGCGAAAGGTATGCAAGATAAGATTAAAGGCATCACTTCTGGTTTTAGTGGAGATGCAATGAAAGAGAACGGATTGGACAAAAGCAAAGGCAAAGGACTTGGTGGAGGCGGAGCAGCTGGGATAACTGGAGCTGCTGGAGCTGGCAAGATGCCGAACATCGGTAAAGTAGGCGAAGTGGGCCAAGTGAACAGTGAAGTGGACATCGGAGAAGAAGATTTGCAGATGATGAAAGATGTAGCGGAAATGCGCTATGTACAAAACTTTGTTACGATGACGCCAACGATTGCAATGAACGCTAGCATCAGCGAAAAAGTAGATGTTAACGATGTTATGAATGAGATGGAGCGTCGCCTTGCTAATGAAATTGCGATGAGCGCCGAAGGAACATATTCATAAAAAATAGGTTTAGAGGGAGGTGAGGCAAGGGTGGGTTATCAAATGTTTTTGAAGTTTGGTGGCGAACAAGTTGAGATTCCTGTCTTGCCTGAAAAGCTGGAAATTAGCTCTCCCGGACATAATGAAACCGTAACCGTAATGGGAATCGGGGAGATCAATAAATTAAAGCGCAAAGGACTCCGCGAAGTTTCATTTGAGTCCTTTTTTCCTGCGCATTATGAACCGTATGTAGCTGGTTTTTTGTTTGAATTAGATGATTCAGAAGAGACTGAGAAGTCAGTAAATCAAGTAAATATATTGCGATCTCCTATTCATTGTATTCGTATGGTCCAGGATTTTCGAGATAACCAGCAGCCGATTCAGTTTCTCTTAACGGGTACTGATTTAGATATTAACATCAGCATGGGCATCGAAGATTTGAGCTATGATGAGCGTGCCGGTGAGGTTGGCGACATCTATTTTAGCTTGAAATTAAAAGAATGGAAGTCGTATTCGCCCAAACGACTAACGCTGACAAAGGACAATAAAGTAAGAACTAGTGCGGCTAAGCGTCCTGGCAGTCCACCAGCATCGAAAACGCATACCGTAGTTAAGGGAGAAAGCTTATGGGCCATTTGTAAGAAGCGTTACGGCGATGGCAGCAAGTATCCGCAACTGTATGCGAAAAATAAAGCGCTAATGGATAAGCGGAACAAGGGCACAGGCTTGCCGAAATATACGATCTATTCAGGGCAGGTGCTGGTGCTATGATCCAAATTTACTATCAAAACAATAAGACGGGTACTTCTTACGACATTACGACGTTAGTTACTGACGCGAATTGGAATACGAAACGCACGGGGTCTCCTGCTTCTTTTGAATTTACGATGATGGACGATAAGCAAATCGTAATTGAGCACGGAGGCATTGTATCGTTTAAAACAGACCGTAAGGGACTGTTTCACGGCTATGTTTTTAAATATTCAAGGTCTGATAATGGGGAGACGAAAGTAGTTGCCTATGATCAACTTCGCTATTTGAAAAATAAAGATACGTACGTATTTAAAGGCAAGCGTGCCGACCAGATCGTCGCCCAAATTGCTGGTGATTTTAAGCTTAAGACAGGCCAGCTTAGCAACACGGGCTACATTATCCCTTCTATGATAGAGGACAGCAAAGCGTTATTTGACATCATTCTAAAAGCGCTGGATTTGACACTTGTTCACGGCAAGCAAATGTTTTATTTGTGGGATGATTATGGCCAGCTTCGTATTTCTGATGTGAAAAAAAGTACTATTAACTTAATCGTTGGTGATCAAAGTCTAGCAACAAGCTATGACTACAGCAGCAATATAGACGGTGAAACTGCGAACCAAATTAAGCTCGTTCGCGACAATAAAGAGACAGGAAAACGTGATGTGTACGTTGTTCATAATAGTCATTCAATGGCAAGATGGGGCGTGCTGCAGCATTATGAAAAAGTGGATCAGGATCTGAATAAAGCACAAATTGATAAACTAGCAGACAACTTGCTAGCATTGAAAAATCGTCCCGAGCAATCGCTCAGTGTGGAGGCACTCGCTGATTTGACGGTGCGTGCAGGTTGTTCCATTTTTGTAAAGTTAAGTGGAATCGGGCTGTCCGGCTGGTACATTGTCGATGAATGTAAGCATGATGTAGTGAAGGAAACAATGAATATGAAGCTGGTGGTGATGTAATGCTGAGCGAAAAAATAAAACGCATCTCTATGCAGGCAAATACAGCCAGTGTGCCAGCTGCTGTAATGTTTGGTCAGGTGCAGAAGGTAACGCCTATTCACATTTTAGTAGATAGTCGATTTGTCATTGAAGGGGATATGATCATTATGTCTCGCGACCTGCCTGAACTTCTTGTAGGCGATACTGTGGTGCTGCTGCGCAACAATGGTGGACAGCAGTTCGTCGTCTTGGGGAGGTTGTAGCATTGTCATTGCTGCCAGAACAAGTTGAGACAGCCATCCCGATCATGGATGTAGAGTTGGAATTGCCCGAAGAACAGACGTCACGTACCTATCGTCTCGATGTGCAAAAGGGACGAATTACTGGCTTTGTTGATGAAATAGAAGCGGTAAAGCAAGCGGTATTTAAAGTGCTGCAAACGGAGCGATTTGTTTATCTCATTTACAGCTGGAACTATGGCATTGAGTTGAATGTAGTGATGGGGGAAAACGAAGCGGTTGTGCGTAGTGAACTCAAGCGAATCGTAACGGAAGCGCTCTTGGCGGACGAACGCATAACGGATGTGACGGATTTTTCGATTCATATGGTAGATAGGCGGACGGCGGCAGTAGAATTTACTGTCGTTTCTATTTTTGGACAAGTGCGTATCGCAGAGGAGGTGACCATTTAACGATGACATATTATGCAGATATGACGTATGAACGTATTTTGGAGCGCAGCTTAAGTCGCGTACCGGATGGAATTGACAAACGTGAAGGCTCGATCATTTACGATGCCCTAGCACCAGCGGTAGCTGAATTGGCGCAAATGTATATTGAGCTTGAACAGCAATTAGATTTGAAATTTGCAGATACGGCGACAGGTGTTTATTTGGATCGGGCAATTGCTTGGTCCGGATTGATTAGAAAGGGTGCAACGAAGGCGCAGCTGAAGAGTGTTTTTTATGATGCTGCGAACAAAATGATGGATGTACCGATTGGTGGAAGGTATGCGATCGATGACGTGACCTACCGTGTTGCGGAACGGCTATTACTTGGCAACTTTCGTATGGAAGCTGAGATAGCAGGTGAGCGAGGAAATCAACATTTTGGAATGCTGCTGCCTATCGATTATGTCGCTAACTTAGCTCGTGCTGAGCTGACAGAATTGCTCGTGCCTGGTGTTGAGGAAGAGTCAGATGAGGAGCTGCGTGCACGCTATTTTGCTTCAGCTAGACGGCCAGCGACGAGCGGCAACAAGCATCACTATATGGAGTGGGCGCTACAAATTCCCGGGGTAGGTCATGCAAAAGTATTCCCCTTGTGGAACGGACCTAAGACGGTGAAGGTAGTCATTGTCGATTCGGACAAGCTTCCAGCTACAAGTTCACTGGTACAGCAAGTGCAGGATCATATCGATCCTGTAAAGGGGCGAGGCGAAGGTCAGGCTCCCATTGGGGCTGAAGTTACGGTCGCTTCGGGTCGTGCGAAGACGATAAACATCAAAGCTGTGATTAAACTAGCAGCGGGTCATAGTCTTCAAAGTGCGATTCAAGCATTTAGCGCGCGTTTTGAAAAATGGCGCAAGGAAGCAGTGTTCGAATCCAGCTACATTAGTCAGGCGGTTATCGGTGCTTTGTTATTAGGTACCGAAGGGATTGTTGATTACTCTAGCTTGCTTCTAAATGGGGGTACAGGAAATATAGCATTAGCGGACGATGAAGTGCCTATAGCAGGTGCGATCGATTTGGGGGTGCAGTAGGATGTATCCTAATTTCATCGATAAATTTTCGGAAAAGTTAAATAAAAAACCTAACGGTCGAACACATATGGTGGAAGAAACTCTCCCCATTACAAACGGCAAATACGAGGGGCAGCTAAGACATGACAACATTATCAATTGGACGATAAAGATCTACACGGGTCCTCATTTCTCAGGTCAGGAAGTTCGTAATTATAATCTATCAAGTCCTGCTGATATGCCATGGCGGAGCAACATCCAAGTGTTCTCTAACTCACCCCATGTATATGTGACTTATGAGACGTCAGGTGACACGATTGAAGCCGATGATGTCAATGAGATTCAGAACTCGATTATGGCAACGCAATCGGAAGTAGAGCGATACAAGAAAGTAAATGACACGTCACTTCTAAAAAAAGCTGACAAAGTCTATGTAGATGTGGAAGTGGAGTCTGCGAAGCAAGCTGCGTTAACGAAAGCGAAAGAAATTGTGAGTCGATTAGATAGTGGTGTCATTTTAAATGATCGATATTTTAATGAAGCGACTATTCATATGAATCGTAATGGTGTTGACGTGATTGAGTATTGGCTATTAATTAATGCAAGATACGATCACGAAACGAAACGATTTAAACGAATTGATGTAGACAATTTCAGCTTTGGTTGGCAGATGCAAGCGGGCGGTACCTATCCAGGTGAGGAAAATATCGGGGACTTTATTAATCAGGGTATGAACTTATGGAAGGCAAACGGCAGAAAGGCTTATGCTGTCGGAGATCCAATGCGGGAACAAACGGGTGAAGATATTGGAGCGCTGCAACCTGATGGAACCTGGAAAGAATACGGAATTATGCTAGGCTGGGTCAACCATTTTATGTGTGACGCCTACGGAGGAATGACGATTGGAGGTTCTGGTTTCGAGATTGATGGTTCCGGGACGTATCCATTTTGTCGGGTATCACTAGGTAAATTCGTTGGGGGAAGTTCTGTTCCGAACAGGCCTGTGCAGGAATATGTGTTTAGTTATAACGGAACGTGCTGGAACACACAGCATGGGATATGGAATAAGGATGTAGACAGTGATAGTGGTTTCTTCTTTGGTATGCAAGCACCTATAAACTACTATGATCAAGGTCCAACATTTAATCCTTGGTCGAATCGAGCTGACCTGAAGAACACAAAAATTGTATGGAAGCACATTCCACCAAATAAGGCACATCATATTGAAAATATAGAAGATATTTTAGAGCTTGACATGCAGGGTAGGATGAAGCTTAAAGGTCTTGATGTACCCCGCTCCATTGCGATAAATGTCACACTAAACGAGAAAAACGCAGCAGATGTGTTCTTTCCTGATGCGAGCTGGACAAAAGACAACAGTTATATTCTCAGTATTAAGGGTGTCGCAACGGACGGTAAGATGAGGCCGATTTTGAATTATGATGCGATTTATAACGATTATGGGCTGTATTTAGGCGTACCAGCAGGGTTTACGAAGGTAGTCGTGCTATTAGCGAAAATTTAGGGGGTGTGGTATGGCGTATCCAACGACAATTGATCATTTCCCGGAAAAATTAAATAAAAAAACAGATGGCACCGTGTACGTAGTAGAAGAGAAAATACTTCTTACTAAAGGTGTCTATGATGGCTTACTTGCTCACGACAACATCGCGGTTCCGACAATTCGTGTGTTTACAGGCTCGCGTTTTACAGGTGACGAAGTGAGTAACTTTGTTGTTTCGATTCCTGATGATGCGCCATGGCAGCGGCATATAAAGGTGTTTGCTAGTGTGCCAGAGGTGTATGTGACTTATGAGACGCCAGGAGATACGGTAGAAGCAGATGATGTGAATTTTCTGCAGCAAGCGATAACAGCGACGCAAACGGAAATAGAACGTTATAAGGCAGATGGTTTAATTGATGGAGGTACATTTAAGAAAGGGGTGTAAAGCATATGGCACAAACGATTCAAGTTAAGAGGGGTACAAGAGCCGAGCTCCTGACCTACGGGGCGTTAAAAGCTGGTGAAATGGGCTTCTGTACAGATACGAAAGAAGTATATATTGGTGATGGAACGACTAACTCTATGGTTGGTCGCGCTTTATCAGGCTCTGAGGCATCACGTCCAGTTGCTGCATCTGTTGGACGGTTATATTACATAACCACTGGAACTAATCTCGGTTATCTTTACTTTGATGATGGAACAGCATGGAAAAGAGTGAATGCTCAAAAGCTTACAGATCTTACTGGGTCCATCGACGATATATCTGATGGGATAACTTACGCTAAAGTATTAAAAACAAATGTAACGAATGGACATGTCAATAAAGTGTCTGACGGGACAAATACGAAGACAGCTGCCGAAATTAAAACTCATATTGATGATGCAGTGAAGCACCGGGTTATTAATGACGCGGGTGCAGCGAATACAGATTTGTGGTCCGCTCAAAAGATTCGTAACGAAATTGAACTCGCGAAACGGAATATTGAACCACAGGCGTCTGTGAAAGATCTCAATTTGACAGCTCCACCAGCAAGTCCTGCTGCAGGGGATCGTTATATTGTTCCTGCAGGTGCCACGGGGACATGGCTCAATAAGACCAATCATATTGCGGAATTTCAAGCAGGGGTGTGGACATTTTACAATCCTGTTGTAGGGTGGACAGCTTACGTAGACGATGAGCAAAAAATATATTCTTGGAACGGTTCGGCATGGGTTCGCACGGGTGGAGCCCTGCAAACGGTAACTGCCGGAAATGGTCTTACTGGTGGTGGGCAAGCGGATGTAATTTCGCTGGCTGTAGGGGCTGGCAATGGAATTACAGTAGCGGCAACTGGTGTTTCTGCCAAAGCAGGTAAAGGGATTGTGGTCAATGGTACAGGCATCGAGGCTAACATTGATGGAAGCAGCATCGTGTATGACGCGGCAAATGGCAATCGCTTAACGATTTCTGTCGTTGATGGTGGAACGTTCTAGAGGGGGGTGATCGGATGCCTAGAAAATCACTTATCCAAATTCGACGAGGGTTAGAACGCGAGATGGGGACGTTGTCAGTCGGGGAACTGGGTTATTGCACTGACACTAGTAAGTTGTATATCGGAACAGATACGGGGAACGAACTACTCATTGCTTCCCAAAGTTCTGGTGATATGCTCAAAAGTATTTACGATACGAACAACGACGGTAAAGTTGATTATGCTTCGCAGGCTGATAATGCAAGTAAAGTGAACAATTTGACGGTTTTGAGCGCTGTCCCTGCAAATGCTAAATTTACTGACACAACATACTCTCCCGCGACTTCGTCTTCCGCAGGTTTGATGTCCACTGGGGATAAATCGAAGCTGGATGCTATATCTATTAATGTAAGTGCTGAAACGGTTGCAAACGGATCGATCGATCCGATGTGGTACGCTTTGCGTCACGGTAAGCAGCTTTATTTAGATGAAGACTTTAAATTGGGAACGAACAGTGTAGGCGCGTACAACAATTCGGGTGGAGACGGTGTTGTTATTACTAGAGTTGCTATGAATGATGCACCGAATAATTCAAAATTTGTGCTTAAAATCGTACACAATGGCAGCACAACGACACCAGGTTTGGGCGGTTTTGTTCAAACCATACAATCTAAGGCGAATGCAGTCTTTGTTAATTTGTTTAGAGCAAAGCTTCCCGTCGGATATTCCTTACAAGTACTATCTAACAATTTAGGTAACAATTCAAAAGATTTCTTATTATCTAACAATCAAGGTACTGGAAAATGGGAGACCTATATTAGAGTCACTATGTGTGGAGACTCAGGCACATTTCATGACGGAGGTCACATCTATGTAGTAGGATCACCCGCGCCTAGCACAAACGCTAATTTAGAATGGTATCTGGCTAGCGCTACCCAGTTCGAGCTAACTGCCCGGAATATAGTTACTTGGGGGCAGTTAAAGGGGGAATAATCGATGGGCTATGGTGAATCGTTATATGGAACGTTTCTATATTCGGGGAATCCAATCATTGATCGGCCTGAGCAGGTTGAATCAGTACATTTAATGCATTACTTACCTGAGTATTATAGAGGCGTTCGTGAAATGGAAGAGCTACAATCGACATTGGGGACTGAACTGAAAAGTTTAAAAACCTCGATGGTAGAAAACATGGAACAATCCTTTCTTGAAACAGCTACATGGGGATTGCACAACTGGGAGTTCGAGTTAGGTTTGACCACAGATTCGACCAAATCTTATATCCGACGCCGGGAAATGATTAAAGCGAAAATGCTCGGATCTGGTACGACAACGCCGCAAATGATTCAGCGCACAGCGTCAGCTTTTTCTGGGGGTGATGTTGATGTCAAAGAACTGCCTGGAGAATATAAGTTTGAAGTGCACTTTGTAGGTGTAAAAGGCATACCAACAAACATGGCGGGGCTCATACAAGTGCTGGAGGATATTAAGCCGGCTCATCTTGGTTATGAATTTAAGTACACCTATACATGGTGGGAATCGCTTAAGACGCTGACTTGGGGACAAGCCAAAGCGAAAACATGGGGAGATCTACGAGTATATGAAGGAGGGTAAACTATGCAGTTAACAGGTAATCTAAAGCTAAAAAAGCCAGATAACACTGATATTGTTGATATTGCTGATATTAATGGGAATATGGATATCTTAGATTCAGAAGTCATTAAAAGAGCAAATCTGGCAGAAACGAATGCGAAAAATGCAAGTCTTCCACGTACAGGGGGAGAGATTAGTGGAGCATTAGCTGTTACTGGTCAAGTTTGGGTAGGGAAAACAGCCACCTATGGTGGAACATCAGCATTAACACTCCCGATTGGTGACAGTGATACAGGGCTGCATTGGACAGGAGACGGCGGATTAGAGTTCTATTCTAACAATATTGCCGCAATGCGGCTAGCCGGTCAATCGGTTCAATACAAAGATAGTTCGGGGAATTGGCAGTCTTTTGCTGAGGTGAAAAAAGCTATTTTTTTACCTCGAAGTACTGATTTAAACAATATTGTGCATGAAGGGGAATATTACAATCCGCTTAATGATGACGCAGCTACTATGCCGAACGTCCCTTTACATCTTTCCTTCCATTTAAAGGTGAGTAGACATGCGGGTATCAACCAGGTGTTTACGACTTATGCAACTGAAGCGCATATGCTCAGGATATTTACACGCAACTATTATAATGGCTGGTCGCCTTGGTCTGAAATATTAACAAGTTATAATCGACCTAATATTCGAAATATTCATAGATCTACCGGAGGTCCTTCAGGTGGGGCTGATGGAGATGTCTGGCATCAATATGAGTAAGAAGGAAGGTGAACGATATTCCTATCTATGATAATGTCGGCGGTACATGGCGATCTACGAAAGACATATATGACAATGTAGGAGGAATTTGGAGACCAACGAAAGTGGTATCTGACAATGTTGGTGGAGTTTGGCGGTCCGCATATAAGCGCAATGCTTTTAGTAATTATTTTTCAGAGTATATCGTTAATCCTACTAATCTCTATGGTACAAGAAGAATCGAGAATCACGGTAGCTTTTTGTACACCGAAATATCCGGTTATACAAATGGTGATTACTATCCGACTCAGGCAGGTTGGAAGATAATCAATCTTCCGCATAATTGCACGGTGGAGCTTGATTGGGAATTGTTAAAAGGTCAGTATCCTAGAAATGATGCTCTTGTAATTAATCATACTGGTACACACATACACGCTGAAACACAGACATTTTCAAGAAAAAAGTCTGTGTTTACTGGGCAAAGCAACTCAATGCTCGTAATAATGAACTTTTTTTCAACTTGGCAAATTACATCTTGGTTTAAAATTTACGGTGTTACTGTGAATGGAAAGAAAATTTATCCTATAGGCTAAGAAAGGATTGATCTTATGACAATTATTAAAATGAAAAATGGATTGGAACTGCCGGTGATTCGAATAATTGGTGGAAAGGAACTTGTGAAAGGCGCAGAACGTGATGTGCTTACGTTCCATTTTGATGCCAACGTGGTGAAAAAGCTTGAAGATTTAATTACAATAATGGGCGATACATCTCGTATAACGGTTGAACAAACGAAATTGCCTCGAACTGAGGATGGGAAACAGCAAACAAATGCACAACCAACGGTAGAACGATTTGAGTATGCAGACTACACGGTACAGACTAAGCGTTCTATCGATATTGAGCTAGTATCTCCTGAAACTCCTGAGGCACCAGCTGCATATAAAGATATTTACGTAATCGGATTAGCGCAGCTCACGTATTCAGAGAAGCAGCTTCAAAAATTACAACCGATGTAGGTGAAGATCAGTCGAACACGATTGGTCTTTTTTTATTTGGCGTGAGTAGTCAGGAGGAAATCATATATGGACCCACAAACACAAATGCTAGCAGAAATTCGTGAACGGATCGTGCGTGTTGAGACGAAATTGGACTCGATGCATGACGTTTATGATACGGCGCTAGAGGCGAAAAATATTGGCTTGGAAGCGTCGCAATCGGTGAGGTCCGCGCATTACCGAATTGATCGCATTGATCGAACGATCTTTTGGCTGAGCACAACCGTAATTGGTGCCGTTATTTTGGCGCTTGTACGACTCGTACTGGACGGGAAGGTGTAACGAATGGACATCACGATGTCAAATGATATTATGGCGCTTGCCGCGCTCGTTGCGGCATACGTTGGTGTAGCCCGTGGCTTCGGTTTGAAAGATAAATGGACACATGTAGCAGCTGTCTTCGTGGCAGCTGTTTTTATTTTAGTGCCAGAGTCCATTCAGCAGAAGTTGATTTTGATTTCGGTAGTAGGATTGTCAGCTACAGGAGCTTATCAATTTTCCAAGAAGAAGGGAGGCAGTGATAGTAATGGCTAAGTTAATTGCATGGGATGCTGGTCATGGGGGGAAAGACCCTGGGGCGGTAGCAAATGGTATAAAGGAAAAGGATATTGCCCTGCATATTGCGAACGAGGCGGCTCGTAGATTGGAAGCTCGATACGAGGGAGTGCGCTGTATGCTTATCCGGTCCAATGATGTGTATGTGGCATTATCTGACCGCACCAATAAAGCGAATGCGGCTAAGGCTGATTTGCTTATTTCCATTCATTGTAATGCAGGTGGTGGAGCGGGTGGCTTTGAATCCTTTATTTTTAACGGAATTGGTAAAGGACAGTCGGCTACATCTAATTTTCAACATGCCGTGCATACGGAGATTATGAAGCGCTTAAAGCCGCTAGGTATCAATGATCGTGGGCAAAAACGCGGCGATCTGCATATGTGCCGTGAATCGAATATGCCAGCTGTATTGACCGAGAATCTATTTGTTGATGTCGTATCGGATGCAGGTAAGCTGAAGCAAGATGCTGTGCTGGAGGCATTGATTGAAGGACATGTAGAAGGTGTAGCTGCCTATTTAAAACTGACTACGACAAGCAATAAGCAGCCTCAGAAACAACAGGACAAGCCCGCAAGCTCACATAAACCGATTAAAATTAACGTCAATGGCAAGCCTGTGAAGAGCGGAATTGAAATTGATGGCGTCACGTATGCACCTGTCAGAAGCCTTGCCGAACAGCTTGGTGCGCAGGTCGTATGGGATGGCGACAAAGTGTCCGTATTAACAAAATAG